GATGTAAGACATGCTAAGACACCTCAGAGAATGTTAAATAGAACTGAGGCTTTATTAATATCACATACTAATGCTACAACAAATTTTAAATTAGTTTACGAAGATGGTGCTATTGACGCTAGTGAAATACAAAAATGGCATATACCAAATGCAATTATAAGAGCAAACCCAGGTTCGCTAGCATCTGGTAAAATAAAAGAATTTGCGCCACCATCTGTTTCTTCTCAATTATATGTTGAAAAACAAAGATATGAAGTTGATATAGAAACTGTATTTGGTGCTTATAAATTTTTACAGGGAAGTGGACAAGGTGCGCCAGGAACTGTTGGAGAAGCTCAAATTATGGATGAGTCTTCTGCTAGAAAGCAAAATTGGAAAATATTACCAATATATGATATGCTTACAAAATCTGCTAAAGTAATTACTGAATGGATGCCTTTAGTATATGACCAACAAAGAACATTAAGAATTATAAATCCTGTTGGAGATGAATCAGAAGTAACATTAAATATGCCAGTTATAGACGATAAAACTGGCGCAGTTATGAAGATGTATGATATGCAAACCGCTAGATTTGATGTAAGGGTTGTAGTTGGCTCTACTAGGTCAAAATCTCCAATGGCAGAACTACAAAAAGATTTAACATTATTAGGTGCTGGTATATACGATAAAACTCAAGTTATTATGAACTTGAAAGGCGATATAAACAAGGCTAGCTTAATGCAAAGACAGAGTGAAATATTACAGTTACAAACTCAGCTAGCTCAAGCACAAGAAGAACTAAAACGTATGAGGGGAGACCTTCAGACGAGAGAGCGCGAAGTCTTTCATGCTAATATGCGTGCAGAAATTAGTGAAGCTACAAAGCCTGTTTCAGAGGCTGTTAGCAAAATTAAATCTAACGCTAAGCTTGAAGAAGCTCGACAAAGGGACAAGACTCGCATGGTCGGTGAGCAATTAAGTTCCCTTTCTAACTCGGTTAACTCAGAAACAGAAGCTTCGCTAGCAAGCGGATAACTTTATAAAAAAGGAGCATCGTAATGACAAATGAAGACCAGAATAGTCACAATGAAGAAACAATGAATGAAGATAACCTAATGGCTGAATTACAGCAGTTTAATGAAGGCTCTTCTCCAGAAGTTGAAGAAGTACAAGAATCAACTGAGGAAGTTCAAGAACTTCAAAGTGATGAGAATAGTGATAAAGAACCTGAGAATGAATCACAGGTTGAGCAATGGCTAATCGATAATAAGTTCAAAAATGATGAGGAAGGCGTACAGAAACTAGCTGACGCTTACAAACAACTCCAATCAAAGTCCGATAAAGAACGGAATGAATGGAATAGTAAACAGGAGAAGTTTGAAAAGCTAGAACAGTTAGATAATTTTCTAGCAGATAATCCAGAAGTTGTTAAAAAACTGTCAGAAGCAGTTGGAGATAAACAGAAGGAGTATTCTGGCCCACCTCAAAAGCCCGAGGACTATGACATTCTCGATGAATCCATTGATAACTCTAACTCTGCTAAATGGAGAAAAGCACATGATGAATGGCTTATCAAACAAGGTGCATTTCAAGCCATGCAAGAGGTTGAAAAGTTAAAAGCTGAACTTTCACAGTCTCAAGCTTTTGATGCTGAAACCACACAGTTACAGAAAATGGGGTTAAGTGATACAGAAATTGTTGAATATAGACAATTTATGGCTGACCCAAATAATGTAACTCAGGAGAACTTGGTTCAAATATGGAAATCTTTATCAAATGGGAATAATCCTACTCAAGAAGTAGTTAAAGCTGAAGAGCCTAAAAAGAAGATAAAGCAAACAAGCCCCGCTTCTGTAACAGGACAAGCTCCAAAAGCTATACAGCCAGAGGAAAAAGCTATTGACAACTTTTGGAATGGGATTATGAAATACAATCGTAAATAATATTGCAATCCAAGTTGGATTGTAATGTAATAAAAAAGGAGATGCCTTATGGCAAATACGACTTACGGTAGTGGAACAGCAATGCAATTCTCAAGTGGCGAGCAAAGACAAGTCCTTGAGCTAGGTGATAAAATCCACTATTACAATCCAGATGTCACTCCCATTTTCTCTCTGTTCGGAATGAGTTCTAATCCGACTCCTGTTCCAATCTTTGAGTGGATGGAAGATGAATACATGATAAAAAAGAGCGAAAAGTTCAATATTACTACATCGGACGTCGCTGATACCGCAACAGGCGGTATTAACGGTCATCACACAATTTTAATTTGTGAGAGACAAGCTCAAATGGAAATGTTTGAAGTAGGTGGAATTTATTCTGCTAGTGTTGCAGGTGGTTCATCAGCGCTTCAAACCGATGTAACTCATTTTATTTGTATAGCTATTGGTAAAGAAGTAAATCATAATAGCGCAACTGATAGAATGGTTCAGTTTCTTGGTGCTCATGTTCATGCTACCTTAGATGCTTATAATGTTGAAGCTTGTGCAGATGGTAGTGATTTAATTACTGCTGATGCTTCTGGTGTTTTAACATTGCAGTATGTTGCAAACGCTGGTCAGTTTTATGACAATGGTACTGCAACATCCGTTTACGGCTATCAAGTAGCTAGTGGAAGTAATGGTCTTGGTGAAATTAATTTTGCTGATGCTGACTATTTCATTCGCGAAGGTGGTGTAGATGGAATTGCTGAAGGTTCAGCAGTTGGTGCAGAAACTCGCAAAAAAGTTCGTAGGTTGAAAAACTGTACGCAAATTTTTCGTGAGCCATATACCATTACTAATACTGCTAAAGTAGCTGAGCATTATGGTGGTTCTGAGTTAGCAAGACTTCAAGCTAGAAAACTTGCTAAAATTAAAGGAGATATTGAGTGGGCTATTTTAACTAATGGCGCTATATCTCTTGATGACAGTTCTGAAAATCCAAAGAGAAAATTTCAAGGAATTGGACTTGGCTCTGATGCTGGCTTTATTAAGTCAAATAATGGATACAGTAACACTAATTTGCAGTTAGGCTATGGTGCTGGAACTCTAAGTCAATTTGATTCTGTTGTAGAATATGTTTTTGGCGATATGGTTTCTGGAAGCATGAGTAAAACTGTATTTGCATCAAACAAGTGGATGGTTAAACTTGTTTCTATGCTTAGAAATGCAGATACTGGTTTTTATGATAGCGGTGAAACTGCAAAAGCTGGTTTAAGAGTTCGCTCTTATATTGGCCCTGTAGGTGAGTTAAACTTTGTTCCTCACCCATTCTTAAAAGGAGCATATGAAGACTATGCTATAGCAATAGACGAAGCTAACTTTGATGTAAGGCCTTTAAATGGTCGTGACATGCAGTTACGTTCTGACATTGTAAAAGATGGTCGCGATGGTCAAACTGATGAATGGTTGATGGAAGTTGGTGTTGAGGCTCGCAATGAGCAAACTCACGCTGTACTTAAGTTAAGTGCTTAATCAGTAAGGATATACTAGGGGCATTTATTTGCCCCTAGTACCATTATTATGAACATAACATACGGAACTAATTCAACAAGTTTTTCTGACGGAAGCTCACGTTTAAAAACAACTTTATCTAAAAAAGCTTCTAAAATAAGAAAAAAATATAATAAGAGAAAAAAATATGCGTTATCAAGAAGCTTATGAATTAATTAACGCTGGGGTAGTTTCTAGCGGTATATCAATGCCTGTTTCTGAAAAGCTTATGTCAATATATTTTGATAAAGCAGTTGAGGAAATAGCTATGAGAGCAGTAAAAAAGAAAAATGTTGAAACATTTACAGCCATTAGCTCAAGGTCGTATATATTTAATAATGAAGATTATTCGGGTCAAATATTTAAAGTAGAGTTAGATTCTAAAAATGTACCTTTTGTTGATGAGGCTTCTACTATTTCTGACATAGATAATGATAATGTATCTAAAATAGGTTACTATATAAAAACAGATAATTCTAAATCTGGTAACATTAGCTATGTTAATCCAGTAAATCCAGTTGTTATAACTGCTGGTGCACATGAATTATCTGCTGGAGATTATATAATAATAAATGAAGTAGATGGAATATCAAATAGTTCTACTAAAGAATCTTTATTAAATGGAAAAAGATTTAAAGTTTTAGAATCTGGATTAACATCATCCAATTTTTCAGTAACTGTAAATGCAGTTGGCGCAATTTCATACGGTGGTAATGGTGTTTTTGAATTAGACAATAAAGAAATACATTTAACTAAAACACCAGAATCTGGAAAAACATTAAAAGTTTATTATTACTCTAAGCCATTAAGGAAGAAAAATATAAGAAGTAGAGTTGATTTACCAGACCAATTAATACAATCTGCAATACATGATACATTAGGTCATCTTCATAATTTATCTGGCGGTCTTCAAATAGGTAGTGGGCATATGGGTTTAGCTAAAAAAATAGAAAAAGATTATATAGAAACTTCTAGAGCTAAAGAACCTATGCCACATTTAATGGATAATCCAATGCAAGTATTTGTTACAGATAGAAATGGTTCTATTGGTAACTTAACAGGGAGAGATGAATAATGGCAGATTTTCAAACTAGAATAGAAGATATAATTGGGCCAATACCTAGCTTAGCAAGTGATAACGCAGGAGCTACCCAGCAAGCTATTACTGATGCTCTTGTAGATACTTCTGTTGATATTATTAATAAAGTAAATCCAGATATTCTTATACAATATGCTACAAAATCATCTAATGCAACATCTAACCCTATAGCAAGTGATGTTGAAAATTCTAAGGTATTGTTAGTAGAAAGAAGAGGGGAAAAAGATTTATATGTTTCATGTGTTTATGTAACTCCAGATTTAGCTGGTAAAATACAAAATACAGATAGCATATTTTACCCTAGTTCAGAAATGCCTAATTGGACATGGAATGACAATGATTTATATGTGTATCCAGAGCCTAGTGCTAACAATCCTTCTAGGTATTATATTATGAGCAATCCAACAGTAGCATATGATTCAACTACAGTTGCAAAATTTCCCAATGAGCTAGAACATGCTTTAATAGTTGGTGCTAGCGCAAGATTAAAACAAAGATTTGTTTCATTCTTTAATGAAGATGAAGACCCAGAGCTAGTTCAATTACATCGAGCTCAATGGGCTGAAATTTCTCAATTATATCAAGATTTATTATCTCCATATATGGTAAGCTCATAAAATGCCTAAACAAATACTAAATTTAAATGACTTTCGTGGTGGTTTAAACACTTCTGATGACCCTAGAGATATTGATATTAATGAATTTAGTCAAATAAATGGTATACGAGTAGATAGAGCTGGTAAGATACTAAAGCAAGGTAACTTACAAACAAATACATTTAATGCATCTATAATTCCTTATTTTAATACTGATGTTCAAACTAGAGGAGCTGGTTTATTTGCATTTAGCCATGATTATAATGGTGCTGGTGCTGGTGATTTAGAAATTTTAAAAAATGGAAATGGTACATATTTAGCAAATTGGGGTGGAGGCACTACAGGAACGACTTATTTGCAAAGAACTGCTAATTATGTAAAGTGGAATACTGCAAATATTGATACATCAGGTGGAGACACACTTACTCAACAAACTGACACTAGATATTCTAGGGGAATAAATAATGCTAAATATAGACTTACTTATACAATAGCAAATTATACAGAAGGCGCTGGAACTGTTGCTTATACTTTTAGATTAACAGGTTTTGGTTTATCAACTTTAGATACAGTAGCTAATGGAACTTTTACAAAAGAATTTACTACTGGCTCAAATATTACAGGCCAATCTTTTGGTATTCAATTTGCAAACACAGGTAGTGCAACTATAAGTTTTGAATTATCTAATATAAAATTAGAATTAATAAGTGCTCAAAATATATCTGATGATTATCTAGCATTTTATAAAGGGTCTACTCTAGATGGTGGTAATAGAATATTTTTTTATTCATATAAAAATAATACTTTATCTAATTTTGATAGCTCAACATCTTCTATTGTAAAGCTTGGGATAGGCGTAGATGAAACAGCGCATCCTCAATATCATATTGCAGATGGTAATATTAGAATATCAGATAGATTAAAAAATGAAGCAAATATATTATATTGGTATGGTTACGTAAATAGAAAAAGATGGAATAATGCTGTAACTGTAAATAGGTGGGTATATACAGAAGCTAGAATAATAGCACCTACTTCAAGTAATGTAAGTATTACAGCTCCTGGAGGGCCATATGACCCGAGTGAGGGTGAAATAAGCATTGCGCATCAAGGATTTTTTGGAACTGTTGCTGATACAGGTACTTGGAATACTCTTGGATTATCTGGAACTACTCATCAAATTGGGACTCAAGGAGAATTGCATGACAATAGTCATTCTTTTACTCAATCTTTAGTAGATGAAGATTATTATGTAAGAATAACAAGTGGAACTCACAATGGTAAAATTGCAAAAATTATAAGACGTGTTGATGCAGATACTTTAATGTGCGGAAGAGATGTTAATAGTAATACTTTTTTTACATTAGCAAACGGAACTAGCTATATAATATATAAACCATATTCTTTTTACATTTCTTTTATTTATGATAATAATCAAGAAAGTTTACTATATAAAATATCAGATGATATTGCTACTGTTGCAAATGCTTCTTTTTTTAGTGGATATATAGCAACAAAACATAAATGGGATAGTAATCTGTTATCTAGAATAACTGGAGCAAATTTTTATTATTCTGAGGGAATTACTACATCTAATGAAGTTGAATTAGATTATTATTTTTTATTTGAATTAGATTTTAACAAAGGAATAAAGATAGTAGGAAATTCTGATTACACAAAAAATTGGTCTACTAGCTCTGGAG